CTTCAGCAGCTCAGGTGGGTAGTACAGCCACATCTCCTCGCAAGCGGCTTTGATCTGTTCGGTGCCGCTGAAGCGGGTGGGCTCGTCGCGGGTGGTGTGGTGCAGCACCAGATGGGCGCACTTCGGCCATGCCATGCCGTTGTGGCGCACGAGGAGGCGGATGGGGTCGGCATACGCCGGATCGCCTACGCGTACGTCGCTGCACGCCATTGAGCTGAGGCAGTCGTAGATCACCAGATCGGGGGCGTACTGCTCCAGTGATCGGCAGATGAACAGCAGATCGTCGAAGGTGGTGCCGCTGCAGATCCGTAGCCGATCCCCAGCAGCATCGGGGTCAACGCCCTCAAGCGCCAACTCACGCGCCAGATCCTGGTCGCTGCAGTCGCTGGTGAAGATCAGTACCTTGCCGGGGGTCTGCGTGCTGTGCCGGGTGCCCTCGATGTCCACCGGCAAGCCGTGGATCACGCGGTTGGCCAAGAAGCAGGCGAGGGTCGTTTTGCCGCTGTGGCTGGCGCCCGCCAGCAAATGCACCCGGCGCCCGAGAAAGCCGTCGATGACGTCTGTCAGAACGTTGTCCTTACGGCTGTTCGCCTCCAGCTCGGCCAGGGTTCGCGGCTTGGCGCGTTCCACGCCCCCCAGAAAGTGCTCCAAGGTCAGGCGGCGGAACACTTCGGGTTCAATTCCGAACTCACGCCGAACTTTCCCCAACGTCAAGGCCGTTGCCGCTTTGTCGCTCTGATCCTGCAGCGTTTGGTTGATCAGCTTCTTCAGCGTCTCCACCTGCACCTTCATGTCCACCGGTGGGATGGCCCAGCTCGGGGGCTGCCATCCCGCCTCTCGGGCGAAGTGGAACACCGAGGCGATCCGTGCCTTGTGGTCGTCTGAGACGCGGCTCTTGGCCAGAGACGCCAGCGTTCTGGCGCAGTCGTTGCCTGCGTCCCACTCGTTCTTCTCGTCCCACTTTGAGTTGCACAGCAGGCGCTCTGCCCACTGCTGGCCGAACTCGTTGAGTACGCCGCACATGACCCGGCGTACCTTCTCGTATGTGCCGGAGCCTCTCTCTAGGCGGTTAGGGCAGAACGGGAGCGCAGACTCCACCAGCTCAGCGCGCTCTACAGACGTGAGTCGCTCCCATGGGGTGGCGTCGTCCTCGCCGCTGCGCAGGCGTTCCTCGCGGGTGCGCTCGTGGTGGCCACCTTCAATCTGGGCCAGGATGCCCAGCACCAACCACTCGGGTGCCTCGGCCACAGGCACCTCGCCAGGGGCGCGGCCCGGCAACCACCGGTAGTACAGCGGCCTCTGGTGGCTGCTCTCGGGGTGGTCGCCGGCAATGACGGCATGGCGACCGTGGCCGGTGCTGTTCTGCCAAATCGCCTCCAAGACCACGTTGCCAGCGGCATTGCGCCAGCTCGCACTGTGCTTTGAAATCTGGGGCCAGACGTTCGGCGGCACCGTGAAGTACAGCTTGGCGCGCCCTTTCTTGCCGCTGATGTTGGCCACCGTCTGCGGTAGGTCTCGCGGCGAATGGCGGAAATGGCTGTGAAAGGCGCGGACGGCTTCGCTGCCGACTCCGTCGAAGTCCATCACCAGCAGGCCGCCGCTCTCCTCACCGGTGATGACGCCGACGCCCAGCAGCTTGCGGCTCTTCCAGCGCTCGGCTGGGCCGGGGTTGTCATTGATTTGGCGCACCGACTCCAACGTGCGGCCATTGCCGGGGGCGTTCCACGCATCCTCAAAACAGCGCTTGGCGTCTTCGTTGCCACCGGTCAGAGCGAAGCGCCAATGCGATGGCGCGCCCTCCAATAGCTGCATCTGATCAGGTCTGAGCATGGTCTCCCGAATGCGACGCGGTGAGGCTAGGGGGCATTTGCCGCACCGCAGATGGGGCTGGGTGAGTCCCTTGGGATAAGTGGCTAGACAGGTAGCCTGCGCTAGGGTCTACCTAAACGCGTGTGGCCCATGGCCCTGACTGCTCCAGAGCGGGACGCCCTCATTGGCGACTGGCTCGCAACCCGATTCCCGCAGGTGCCCCCTGAACAGGTGCGCAAGATCACGCAGTGGGCGCTGCTCATGAATTGCGCTGAGCAGGAGGACGATCTGCTCGTGCAGCGGTGGCGGGAGGTGCCGCTGGAGCTGCGCTCACACACCTCTAAGGAGGCAGTGGCCCGCCACTACGCGAGGGCGCTTGCGTGAACGCGGCTTCGCCTCTCCCCTCAACCAACGCCCAGAAGCTGGAGCTGCTCAGCAAGCTCGGCAACGCCTTTTGCCTCGATACCGAGACGGCCATGGCGCCGCTCTGTTTCAAGCCGGGGCAGTGGCGCCTGCTCCAGCTTCACAACGACAACGTCAGCGTCTGGTTTGACATTCCGACGCTGACGCCCGATGAAATGCGGCGCCTGCGCAGCTTCCTGCAGGAGCCGGGGCACCAGATCTACGCGCAAAACGTCGCGTTTGACTATCGCGTCCTGATGGCGAATGGCATCACCCTGCGCGGGGAGCTGTTTGACACCATGATCGCCAGCTCACTGCTCCACAACGGTGAGGCCAAGGTGTCGCACGCGCTTGATGCCATTGCGCGGCGTGAGCTGGGCGTGGTGCTGGATAAGACCCTGCAGAAGCAGGACTGGATGAACGCCGAACTCAATGAGGCGGACATGCACTACGCCATGGAAGACGTCCGCGTCACATGGGAGGCGGCGCATGTGCTTCACGAGAAGGTGGCGGCGCAGAAGCTCTACGACGTCTATCGGCTGGAGTGTGCTCTGGTGCCGGCGGTGGTGCAGATGGAGCACCACGGCATCTACCTCGACCCCAGCGCCATCGCTGACACCGTCGACTTCTACAGCGGTGAGTCGGTGGCGGCGAAGGAGTGCTTCCTGGAGACGCTGGATAGCCGCCTTGAGGATGAAGGGGCGCCGCGGTTGCCACGGGAGGAGGACGGCTCTTTCAACACCCGCGTGAAGGACTCCGGCAGCATCCGGCTGGGCACCAAGCGCTTCGCCGGCTTCAACATCAACAGCTCTCAGCAGGTGCTCGCGTGGTTTCGTTACCTCGGCATTGAGCCGGTGGATGACGCCAAGAAGCCGTCTCTGGACAAGAAGGTGCTGGCGCGGTTTCAGTCTGATGAGCTGGTGCGCCTGTTCCTGCAGTACAAGCGCGTTGAGAAGCGGCTGGGGATGGCTCAGAAGCTGGTGGAACACTGCGATGACGACGGGCGCATCCGCGCCCGCTTCATGCCCTTGGCCACTGGCACAGGGCGGTTCAGCAGCTCGTCGCCGAACCTCCAGCAGGTGCCCCGCGACCCTGAGTTCAGGGGGGCGTTCAAGGCGCCGGAGGGGCGCGTTCTGGTGCAGGCCGACTACAGCGCCATGGAGCTGCGGGTGGCCGCGGCCCTTGCCGCTGAGCAGCGCATGATCGACGCCTTCAACGAAGGCGCTGACATTCACACCCGTAGCGCCTCCCTCATGTACGGCATCAAGCCGTCCGAGGTGGACAAGGCAAAGCGCCAAGCCGCAAAGGCGCTGAACTTTGGCGCTCTCTACGGATCGGGTGCTAAGGGCGTCCAGCAATACTGCGCCACCCTCAGCCTCTTCATCTCGTTCAACGAGGCGTTTGATCTGCTGGCGCGGTGGCACGAGGCGTACCCCGCCTTTGGCGTCTGGCACGAGAAGTGCGACGCACGCGCTCAAGCCGGGGAGCCGGTGCGGACGGTGACGGGGCGGCGCCGCAAGCTCTTTGGCGATGACAACCGCCTCACGACGCAGGCCAACAACGTCGTGCAGGGCACCAGCGCGGACATCATGAAGGCGGCGCTTGTTGAGATCCATTCGCAACTGCCGCTGAGCGCCTTTCTGGTGGCCACCGTCCATGACGAGGTGCTGGTGGAGTGCGATGAGGCAGACGGCGATGCCGTTCTGGCGATCGTGCTGCGGGAGATGGAGGAGGCTGCGGTGCCGGTGCTGGGCACTGGGATTCGCATCACCGCTGAAGGTGGCGTGCTCACCAGCTGGGGCGATAAGTAGCGCCTGTGGCTGCCTAGGCAAGCTCGGGGGTGCGCCCGGTTGGGATGACCCCTGAGACTCGGCTCCAGCGGCTGCAGGCGGCGCTGGAGATCGCCCAGCGCCATGGCAACGCCTTCATGGCGGCCAACATCCAGGCCGCCATCGCCGAAGAGCAACGCCGCCTGCAGCGCGGTGGCTGACGTCGATCTGCGCGACATCCAGCTCCGGCGCCTGCGGCGGGCCATGGCAATGGCCACCGCGGGGGAGCTTCATCGGGCCGCCGATCTATTGGAGTTCGCCGCAGACGTCAGGCGCGGCAAAAGGAAGCAACGCGCCGGATGGCGCGGTAGAGCGGGGGCCGCGCCACTTCCCGCACCGGGGACGCTGCGGGCTTAAGGCTTTCTCAAGGCGGGGCGGCTGAGACTCGGGAAAATATGGCGTAGCCTATGGACATAGGCAGCCGGAGCTGCTTAATTGGGTCGCCCCCTAGTGGTTGACACTAAATGGACGCCGCCCTTCAAGAGCGCATCCACACCTGCTCCGAGCTGCTGCAGTCCCTCCACCAGCATCTTGACCGTGTATCCGACGCCCCCAGCCAGTCCGCCACGCAGGTGGACCTGCGCAACCTCTCAGAGACCCTCATGGCCCTGCACGGCGTTCTCGCCGGGGCGGATGCCGTCCTCACCCACGAGGTGAAGCGATGGGGGCTCTGAACGCGCCGGACCTCGTGAACCAGCCACCCCACTACAAGGAGGGTGCGGTGGAGTGCATCACTGCGCTTGAATCTGCGCTGGGACGCGATGCCTTCATCGGTTACTGCCAGGGGAACTGCATCAAGTACCTGTGGCGCTGGAAACACAAGGGCGGAATGCAAGATCTGCATAAAGCTCGCTGGTATCTAGACCGTCTGATCGCTGCTGCTGCTGCTGCTGCCGTATCAGACACTGACGCACCGAGGTGGCCATGACTGCGCTCACAATCCAAGACGGCACCAGGCGGTGGGTTGACGAAAAAGCCATCTCGCTGTGCCCGACGTCTCTGACGTCCGACTACCGGCAGTTTCTGACGTGGGTCGATCGGGCGCCGTACACGCGGCTTGAGGAGGGACGTGACCTCATCGGCTGGGTGCTCAATCAGGAGCCGCCCAAAGCCGCTCGGCGGGTGGCGATGCTCACTAAGGCGTTCTATCGCTGGGCCGCGGCGGAAGACGTTGGGCTCGTCGCCGTCAATCCGGTGGCCTCGTTCAAGTTCCCCAAGGCGCCACAGAACGACCACGAGGTGACGATCATCCCCAAGGATCAGGAGCCTTTCGTGATGGCGGCGCTCACGCGGCGGGAGCGTCGTGGGCCCCTCTGGCATCACTGGGCCATGGTGCAACTGCAGCTGGGGCTTCGCACCGGCGAGGTGCGTGCAATCAGGGCCGATGACATCCGGGGCGAGCGCCTGCGAGTGCATCAAAACTTCACATTGACGCACGGCCTTAAAACCAGCACCAAGACCAATAAGCCGCGCTGGGTGCCGCTCAACTCCCTGGCGAGAGGAATCCTTGAAGAGCTGACACCAGATGCCGATGGTTTCCTGCTGCCGTGGAATCGCTCAACCTTCCAGAGCTTCTTCCATGACCGTATGCAGGAACTGCATAACCTCGGCCTGATCACACGCGTGTTCCGCCCTTACGACCTCCGGCACACCGCTATCACCCGCTGGCTTGAAGCCGGGGTGAGTGTTGCAACCGCCGCTAGCTGGGCTGGCAACACGCCTGAGGTCATCTGGCGGCATTACGCCGGTGCCGATGACACCACCCCGCTCCCCGTTATCTGAGCCGCGCTGCGGCTTTTTTGTTCCGCCATGCCTACCTCACCGCATCCCATGCGCGAATGCGACCCAACCGAGCAACAGGCGCGTCAAGACCTGCTCGACGACCTCTACCACCGCTCCGGTCGTGACCGCAAAAGCCACCCCATGCACGCCCTCTACACCGGCCTGTGGCAGGAGTGGACCCAATCCACGCCCACACCCACGCCATGAGCTGGCCGCAACTGCATCGGGTGGTGGTGGCGCAGTTCTCTGAGCCCGACATCACGCTCTGGCTGTACGCCTTTGACACCCAACACGCTCTGACCACCGTTCAGGAGCTGTGCCCCAACTCCCGCATCGTCTCCGTAACCCTCGCCCCTGAGTGGGATGACCTCACCTAGCTCGCACCAACGCATCGCTGACGCCTTCGACGCCTGGTGGCAGGAGTCCTATCCGATGGCACCCGCTAACGCCCAAGCCCGGGAGCGCTTCATCGCCTTTGGCATCCATCTGGAGCGCCAGCTCCTCGCCGACATGTTCCCAACGCAGCCTCCCGGCTACGGCGCCTCGGAGCCGCTGTGAGTTGGCAAGACAAGGCGCTCGCCGCGTTCTGGGCGGATGCCTGGGCTAACGAGCCGCTTGATTCACACCGCCGCATTGAAGCCGCCATCGCTGCGGCTGCCGCCTCATTACTGCCCTCTACAGACGCACCCATGGCTGAGACTTCACCGCCGGAGCTGCAGAGCAATGGCTGACATCACGACTTACAAGCTTGATGCTGCCTTTGTGGCACTGGAAAAGTTTGACCACTGCGCCAAACCCGACGCCTTCATCGAGGTATCGCTATGGCACAACGGCGAAGGCTTTGATGCACACCTGAGCAGCTACGGCGATCAGAGCTTCAAGCTCACTTGGGGAGAGTTCAAGGCACTGAAGAAGCTTGTGAAGGAGTTGGACAAATGACTGACCAACACCCGATCACCCCACCGCCTGAGCTAGTGGAGCAGTGGACAAACCAATGGCACCAAGTCCAGGTAAAGCACGTTGAGCTTGAGGATTTCGTTGCCATCCAGGCCGCCCATTGGGGCGCCGACCAGGAGCTGGAGGCGTGCTGTGAGTGGCTGCGCGAATCTCTGGCGACACCTTCATTGGTGGAGTGCTTTCTCTCCAACCGCCGCCCCAAGCCGCCGAGCTTGAAGGAGCAGGCGCTGGCTGCTTTG